TAAAGGTAACCGCTGAGGTCGTCCAACTGAACCTCAACAAAGGGACGATGAGAGTCCGTTATCGTAGCCCCGCCACTGGAAAGTGGAAAACTCCAGACGTTTCGATTGCCCCTTTCTTCGCAAAGTATCACATCGCGCAGAATCAGCTCGCGGTGGACAGTTGAGGAAGTGGCACACTGGGGGTTGCGGTTCGTGCTTCCCCCTGTTATCTTTAATTCATACCAAGCAACCCCACCAATGCGTAAGATCGAACTCCAGATGAACGATGCCATCACCAATGCCAAGAATTGGTGCTCTGGCAACACTCAAGTCTGCTGGGATGGTGCTGCTCAGGTTGCAGAAGTGTTCCTGCACGGTAATCTGATTGCTAAGATTGGTTCGTGCTGGATTCAACTGTTCGACGGTGATCATCAGACCAAGACAACCAAATCCCGATTGAATGCTATTCTTGCCGTTCATGGAATTGACGGTGAGCGTGTCTTTCAGCAGAACTTTGATTGGTTTGTGAGTGTACCGAATGGCGGTGCAATTCCTTTCTTTAGTGGTATGCGTCTCAACTGACCCTGTGACACTCGGGGAACTGGCACACGGTTCCCCCCAGACCCCCTGCAGACCCCTTACAATTAATTCAGTTGAGAGGCACCCCTGATGACAATGACCGTTCGCCAAATGATTGAATGGATGTCCACCTTTGAGGATCAGGATGCCATCGTTGAAGTAGTTGTCCACAGTGAGGGTCGTGGTTATTACGCTCAGGGTGGAACTGCCACGGTTGCTGAGTTTGACCCGGAGCAACATGTAGAGTACACCGACTTCCGAGGAAATCGGTTTGTTCGTGAGCATGAACCTCACTACAATCGCAGTCAGGTTGTGTTCGGTGTGTGGGGCGGTTAACCGTACCTGAGAGGGCGGTTTACCCCAGACCCCCTGCAGACCCCTTACAATTGATTCAGTTAAGAGGAACCCCTGATGACTGACGCACAGAAAGTTGAGGCACTGACTGAACTTCTGGTGAATGTGATTCACACTCTTGAGATGAAACAATACGACATTGATGATGCTACTCTATCTCATCAATGTGAGGTGGAGGCAGATGCTTACCATCAAAAGATGAGTGACATTCTTTATGGTGTGCCACTTTGAGAACTGGCACACGGTTCCCCCCAGACCCCCTGCAGACCCCTTACAATAGCAGTATGAAAAACACCCAAAAGCAAGAAGTTCGTTTGTTTATTCTCACTCAACTTAAGGAGATAAATGACTTACGGTGGAAACTTAGCGAACTTGCTGAGGATAATGGTATTGATCATTTGGAAGCAATGGAGTTTTTTGAGAATGAAGTAGAAAGGATCAACAAACTCTTCAACTATCCAGCAGAGCAACTTGAGGAGACTGTGTAATCGTATCCTGCTTCTATAAACTTTTTTCTGTAGTATTCTGCAATTGGTTTGAATGATTCAAGGTCTGAAGTTCCCCTAATGTTGTTTATAACTTTCAGACACCAACATAGATTGTCTGGGTGATTTGCTTCGTCCATCGTCATTCCTTTGATGTAACAAATTGCCAAAGGAATTTTGTGGTCTAATGACCTTTTTCGTGGGTCATTTGGATTGACAAATTGTTTTTCAACATCAGCGAATTTGATGCCAGTGTAATAACAATAGTCTTCTTCTTTTAGGACTGGTTTAGCATCCGATCTTGAATGTTTCACCTTTCCTATTCTGGTTCTGCTGTGTCTTTTTCTGATAGTATCGCTTGCTAATCTAATCCATTCGTTCATTTCAATTTGAAACTCTGGATTCTCAAATGGGATTTTGTTTCTTTCTACTAAGTCCATAAGATTGCTGGGGTCCGTCTATTTTATTTATAACTGTGCCAGTTTTGGAAGTGGCACACACCTCCTTGCGGTTTCCTCCAATCCACGCCATACTAGGTTCATAAGCAAACAACCCTGATGAAAAACCTTCACCTTGAGCACCCTGAAGACACTATCCTGACGGGAGACCTTTCCGTTCTGGATTGGTTCTCTACTGGTGGAAACCTCAGCGTGAAAATCGATGGCAGTCCTGCTATTGTCTGGGGAACCAATCCTGCCACCGGAAACTTCTTCGTGGGCACCAAAAGTGTCTTCAACAAAGTTAAAATCAAAATCAATGAATCTCACGAGGACATTGATGCAAATCACGAAGGAAATGTAGCACAGATTCTGCATTCGTGCTTTGATTATCTGCCCCGTGTGAAGACAATCTATCAGGGAGACTTCATCGGTTTCGGTGGATTGAATGAGTACACTCCGAACACCATCACTTATAAGTTCGGTGACATTGTAACCCAGAACATTATCATCGCTCCTCACACTTGCTATTATGCCGAGAGCGATCTGCGTGATGCTGTGGCAATGCCTGACCGTAGCATCTGGACTGATACTGAGACTGTGAAGTTCGTGCAACCTGAGGCATACATTCTGCACGGTCAAGAGTCCTTCGCTGATGTTGATGAGGTCTGCAAGTTTGCCCGTCAGATGGCAACCACTGTGACCTTTGTAACTGATAAAGAGGCAGCAAAGATTAAGCAACAACTGAATGCCTGCATTCGTGCTGGTGAGCAGATCAGTGTAGAGAGTGTAAATGAGTTTGATTGTGACCCTAACCTGATTCGTTTGTGGGCACTGGTGAAGTCTATCAAGGATGATTGTTTGATCCTCTGCCGCAATGATGGTCCTGCAGCATACATCAACGGCAACCGTATTGATGCTGAGGGTTATGTGATGACCAATGAGTTTGGTATGTTCAAACTGGTGAATCGTGAGGTCTTCAGCTATGCTAACTTCAACCACGGTCGGTTTCAGTGTGCCAGTTGAGAAGGTGGCACAGAGGGGGTCCGCTGGCACCCTCTGACCCCTTATAATTAATTCAGTTGAGAGGAACCCCAATGCTCCAATCCAAAGACGCCCTCACCGTTGCCGCATCCTGCGGTTGCAATGGACACCCTTCCTGCCCCCGGTGCGGTTGGATGTGACAGTCCGATAAGTGGCACAAGGGGGGCACCAAACCCCCCACCGATCCCCTACAATACTTTCAGTTCAATCAACCCACTGATGAGCACCCCACTTTCCCCCGCCGCGCAGGCGGTGCTGGATGCCTTTATAAAAGGACCTTACAGCAACAAACTATCGATTGCCGCCGCCCTGCGGGCTGTTGCGGATCAGGTGGTGCCGGAAGAAGAGTCGTGCGAAGGAGGATTCTCAGATTCACTTGAGCACCAATGCCGAGCATCTGAACGCAGACTTGCTCGCGCCGAACTCCTTGCTCTCGCCGCCGAGCTGGAGGGTAGCAATGACTGACTTTCGTGCGCTGTGCGCTGAGCTTGCTGACGAACTACAAGGCTACAAGGTTGCACACCCCATGCACTGCCGAGCCCTACTGGACCGCGCCCGCACCGCCCTAGCCCAGCCCGAGCCGGTGGCGCCTACGGATGAGGAGCTGCTGGCATCAGTGCGTCACTTTTATGGCGATCAGGCTGCTGCCGACATGGGAGCAGAAGACGATCTGCGTACAGCCCGCGCCGTCTTAGCCCGCTGGGGCCTCCTGACCCCCTACAATACTTTCAGTTCAATCAACCCACCAAATGGCAACCTCAACCTACCAAACCGACCTGACCGACCGCACCTATAACGGTTGGACCAATTATGAGACCTGGAATGTTGTTCTCTGGATTGAGAATGATGAGAGCATTCAAAATGTGATTGCTGATTATAATGTCTGCTGCTATGAAGAACTGCTGGAATTGTTCTATGAATTCGGCAGCAAAGAAACCAAAGACGGTGTGAAGTGGAACGACCCTAAAGTCAACCGCGCTGAGATCAACGGCGACGTGTTCGATTTCTGAACTGGCACACTGGGAACGGCAGCGCCCTAAAGACTGCCCTATAATACTTTCAGTTCAATCAACTCACTGAACTTCAATGATGCGCTACGAAATTCGCTATCAGACACCCTACAATCAGTGTGAGTGGCGATCACAATTCTTCCGCACGTTGGAGGAAGCAGAGCGTATGATTGCCTTCTATCGCTCCTGTGGATCTCCTGCACATTTGGCACCCTGAGTGATGGGAACGGCAGCGCCCTAAAGACTGCCCACACGCCATCCGAACGGGGGAGGTAATGGCACCCCAGCAATCCTACAATCCCCGAATTCATATGTCCCGCGATCTTGCAATTTAACTGCTTCGTTCTGGTAACAATGGTGAGCAAATTCTTCAAATTCTGGAGACTATTGCCAGCCCTGCTGAACCTGAACTGAATGCCGCCGATCCGACTCTGGAAGAAATCCAATTCTGATAGTGGCACAGCGGAGGGTTTGCCCCCTCCCCTTTGCCTCTACAATACTCTCAGTTCAGACAACCCACCATGATCTCCACTGCTGCCATGATTATGATCGGTGACGCCATCCGCGAAGCTGCCGCCGATCCACGCACTGCCGCCGACATCCGCACCGTGCATCAGACCGGTCAGGGTGCTGAGATTCTCCGCCTGATCGTTCGTGATGATCTTGGGGGTGCCGCTGCCGTG